AAGAGTCCCAGTCGGTGTTGGGGCTGACCGACGCCAGGATCCCCGCTCCCGTCAGGGTGCGGTCGGTGGCGTGACCGAGGAAGCCGCGCTTCTGGAGAGCGCTCTGCACTTCGGCGTTGGCCCTGGGGTACCAGAGCTTGCCCGACTCGACGTACTCACGGGGAGCCGACTCGATCGAGTGGGCGAAGTTGGCCGTGGCCGAGATGACGTTGCCGGGGTCCTTGAAGTCGATCGTGCCGGGGAACTTCAAGACGATCTCGGGGTTGCCCCGCTCGTTGAGCTTGGGCTGGCCCGTCTTCTTGCTGATCGGCTGGTGCTGTACGGCCTCAGCACCCATCTGCGGGAAGTTGGTCGTCGTTCCCCGCTGCATGACTCTGGGCATCTCATCCCCCCAATCCCCGTGGCTTGCGCCAGCCACGGGAGGTGTTCTTGGCCCGGTTCGTCTCCATGACGTCGGGACGGTCGGTGTACTTCGGGTTCCGCAGGCCACCGGGCTGGAGCTTGGACGGCAACTGCTTCATCGAGAGGAACTTCTCCTGCACCTGCTTGAGCAGGTCGGGCTGTTCGTTGAGCATCTCGAAACCGGTGTCGCTCGCAGGCGTCGGCTTGATGAGGTAGTTGCCCAGGTTGGAGGGAGGCCGACCGAGAGCCGCACTACGGTCGGGCGTGATCGGGGCGATCAGCTTCAAGGGCGCTGGCCCCGGCTGCTTGGCCGGTTGCTTCGCCGCCTTCTTGGCGACCGCCAACGGCGGTGGCTTCATCAAGGGCGGCTTCAGGGACTTCGCCGCCATCGTGATCTCAGTCGTTCACCATCGCCGGGTTGAGCCGGATCAACCGCTGCTCGGAGCCAAGCTCCATTTCGAACTGCGGCGGCATCTGGCCGACCGACGCTCCGATGACGAAGTCGTTGAGCATCGTCGGGGCCTCGATCCAGGTGGCCGAGCCGACGTGAGCACGCTCACGCATCGTCTCGTCGGCACCCTTCCAGTTGGTGAAGGTCCTGCCGCGACCGTCTCCCGCCGTATCGCCATATGCGCCACGACCGAAGTCGTTGGGCACATCGGTGTCGGTGGCGACGCCCTCTTCGAAGCGAAGCGGACCACGACGCACGTTGTTGATGGCGATTGCCCGCTCGTATTGGACCTCAGGATCGGGGTAGGACATGGGCACCTCCTTATCGGGATATCACTCGGAGCCTACTCTTACCGGCCTCGGTAGAAAGGACTATCGACCTGCTCGACCACCGGCACCGTCTCGATCATCGAGCAGGCGCAGGCCAGAGCGGCCGAGTCGACGTAGTCATCACGGGCCTCGCGCTCCTCGGGAGCCTGGATGAGGAGGTACTGCCCCCGCATCACCTTCTCGGCGTCGACCATCTGCTGACGGAAGCGACGCCACACGCGAGTGCGGCGGGCCTTGGAGTGGCCGGGGTAGACGAACATCTGGCGCTGGATCAACTGGATCATGTGCTTCCAGCGCTCGGACTGGGTCTTGGAGTCGCTGGAGAAGGGGATGACCTCGCACCGGCTGCCCATCAGGCGGGCCATGCGGTCGGCCACCGCTGACCCCATGCCCTGGGCGTCTACTCCGCAGAAGGCGACGTCGTAGGGGTCGAGGAACTCCATGATCTCGAAGTACTGCTCTTCCCAGGCGGTGTTGTTGATCTCCAGCCAGTTGAGGATTCGGTGCTCTCGGTATCCGGCTGGGTCGGGGAAGTCCCAGTCGACCCAGCAGACGGTAACGACGGTCGAGTCCTTGACGCGGGCCGGGTCGATACCAACCACACAGGGGCTGCGGTGCCATCCTCGGACCAACTGCATCGATGGGTCTGCCAGGTAGTCAAGTTCGTCCTCCGTGACGAGCATGCCTCGTTCCAGCATCCACTTTAGGGCGTAAGACATTTGGAACTCGTCAGAGTCCTCGCCCAGCCGCAGCTTCTCCTTGGAGATGAACTTGGCGTAGGAGGGGTTGTACTTGCAGACGGTCCGGTAGTCGTACTCGTAGTGGTTAGCGCGCGACCGCTTGGACACCTGCCGCCGCTTGTTGACGTTGATCGCCTTGTAGAAGTCGCCCTTGGAGTAGCCGGGGGTGCCGATCTTCACGATGGTCCCGGCGTAGAAGGCGAGCATCGGGTGGATCGACTTGCGGACCACTGTGTCATCGGCGTCCTGGGCCTCGTCCAAGATGATGATGTGATACGACGCACCCTCGATCTTCGCCCGTGGGTTGGCGGTCTGACGACGGCAGAACGAGCCAGAGGAGAGCCGCAGCACCTTGGACTTGCCGTCGACGCGCTCATCGATCTCAGGGTCGAGCATGATCGTCTCGGCGTGGTCGGAGGTGAGCCGGGAGACGATGCGGCTGAAGACGAGGTCGGCCTGGTCATCGACGGGGGCGAAGATGCCGATCATCACGCCCTTCTTGAACTTCTCCAAGATCGGGTAGGTCTTCGCCAGCTTGGGGAAGAGGACCATGCACCCGGCGAGCGTGGTGGCGACCACTTCGCTCTTGCCCGACTGGCGGGCCATCAGGCCGGTCACCTCTTCGGCGTCAGCGATGATCAGTGACTCAATGATGCGATATGCCAGCGAACGCTGATATGGGAAGAGGTCGAAGCCAGCCAGTTCCTCGCAGAACAGGATGGTGCGCTTGATCAACTGGTCGAGGAAGCCCGCCATCTCGGGGTCGAGTTCCTCGTACCCACCGTCCTCAATGGAGTCCTCGACCTCCTCTTCCTCCAGAAGGTCTTCGGGATCTGGCCCGTAGCCCAGGTCTTCGATCAAGCTCACGAAGTCCATTCATACCAGGGCTGGACGCGAAGAGGGAGGCTCTTGCGAGCCTCCCTCCGTTCACCGAGACGGGCCTACGAATGACCAACCCATAAGTCCGTACTCGAAATGGTACCCCTCAGGGGGTCCTGGCGATACGACGCTCTGCGTAGTACTTCGACGCCTTGGCCCTACAGGCCGTCCCCATGCACCCCTGGTTTCGCCGGTACAGGCTGGCGTCGGGACAGGTGGCAGAGTCACGGTCGGGGTCGATGCCGCAGACACCGCGCTCCGTCACGACGATCGGCTTGCCCCTGCGCCCCGAACGGCTCTTCTCCAGAGCCTCGACCCGCTTCTCCAGGCTGGTGATGCGATCGTGGTCCTTCACCACAGTGTCGGCTGGGTCGGCTCGACCTCAGTCGGAATCGGGGGAGTGACGACGATGCGGTACGAGATGCCCTCGGGGGCCAGACCGGACAGGACGCCGTTGCCGTCGACCTCTTCGCCGTCCCAGGTCACCTCTTCCCGGTTCTCGTAGTACGAGCGGAAGGATTCGACCATCTCGATGGCCTTCATCTCGGGCATGCCCTCACTGGCAGGGACTTCGATGGAGCGGATCTCCTCTTCCCCGAAGAGGGGTCCAGAGCGCACCTCGATGCGGTAGGCGATGGGTGGGTCGGTCATTGTCATACTCCAAATGTATCAAACATTTGGCGCTGCGGCAACCTTGCGCCGCAAGGCCTTGGCGATGGCGTCGGCGTTCATCAGGTGGTCTTCCAGACGGGCCAGGGCCATCTCGGGGTCACCGGACTGCTGGAACATCTTGAACTGGTGGGAGGCGTTCATCATGTGCGCTTCCAGCGAGTTGAACAGGTCCGTCTGGCTCAACACGTCCAGGCGGCTCGGCTCCGGCAGCGGGGGCCTCTTCTTCTTGAGCATGGGGACTCCTCCACTTGCGGATCTCGACCTCCTCGATGTCGCCCAACCGGCGATGGGGGTCCTCACCGCGGATGCAGCGCCCGAAGTGCAAGGCCCTGGAACCGAACCGGATGCGACCTCCCCAAGTTGACCTCCGGTACGGCTCCAGGTCCTCGACCAGCCAGGCGTGACTGATGCGGGGGGTATAAACGGGGCAGTCGTACTCGACGCCCCAGTACACCTCGATATCCCGATATGGCCTGACAGAATGAACAACGATCACGATCGATTCCTCGTCACAGCTCGACGGTTCCGGTTCGACGGGGCCTGCACCTCGTCGGGAGTGAGACGTCGGTACCCGCCACCGTTGAGCGCCGAGTTGATGTGCTTGCCCTTGCTCACCACTCGGGCGAACCTCCTGAAGCCCTCGTAGTCCACGTTCTCGTAGGCGTAGCCGGGGTTGTTGTTGTTGACCCAGGTCACCTGGATCTCCTGCTTGAGGTAGTCGTAGCGGTAGGCCTTGACCCGAGTGCTCGCAGGCTCAGCCCAGGGGCCGAGGTCGGTACGGAGCGTCTCACCACCGCTGTCGCGACTGCCGTCCTCCTCACCGACGCCTTGGGCCTGGGCCTTGCGGGTGGACCGCTGATCGGCTGCTGACGGCTTCTCGGTGACCTTGGGGACCGACCGGGCGTCCTCACGGGTGCGCCCCGTCGCCTTGGGTGACATTCCTGCCGCTCTCGCCACAGCAAGGACATTACAGCGACTCTGTAACGTGGTGCGGATGGTGATCCATGGCGACAACATGTCGGTTGCGATCCGCTTGGACGAGGAGGACGGCGACGTCAGCGTCGTCGTAGGGATCCACGACGGAGACGAGGAAGCGGCCTGGGTGTCGCTCCCGGCAGAGGTCGCAGCGACGATCGCCCTGGCCCTGACGGCCCGCGCTGTCGAGGCCCATCAACTGGAGAAGGAAATCGCCGCCATCCCCGACATGTCGAAGCGGGAAGGCCTGCGGAAGCTCTGGGAGCGCCTCAACTCGCAGATGAACTGAGGCCCGTCACCCCCCTGGTGAAATGTGACAGCCACCAGGGGGGAGGATGAGACACACTCCAGAAGGACCTCCCCACACAGACAGGGGGAACGGCCAAGAGAGGGTGGGCCACCTCATCCTTACGCTTCGGCGCAGTCGTCCTCATGGTCGAGGAGACTGTCCTCGTTCTCAAACTCCGCAGAGCAGTAGAAGCAGGGCCACTTCATCGGGGGAGCCTTCGGCGGTGACACTGATGCTGCGCGAGTGATACCGCAGTCCAAGCAGACG